AGACTCAGTACCACCAATATTATGTATGGTACGCATCCTACCGTCAAAATCAGGAGGGGAATTGAGATAAGTCGATTTCGTTTTTCGTACTTTTCTAGTTTCGAGAACCAGATGGAGAAGTTCCTTAGAATCCTCCGTCTTGCAATGATTGCCCAATAATGCAACGAGCGTATCTTCATTGCATGATCCCCTAAAAGGAAGCTTTAGAAAAGTAAAGACTAGCCACGGAACATCCTTCGGGGAGGCTACGTTGATATCCCTACCGCATAGTTCTTTTATTCTAGCTTGGTTTCTTTCTTGCCACTCGGTGTACTTTTTGATAAGATCTGATCTCCTTTTTTCATCAGTTCTGAATCCGACTCTATCAAGCTTAAGATAAAAATCATGTGCTCGGTTTGGGATATAGCGGTAGAAATCCCAGAGTCCACGCTCGATAAGCTCTCCCTCAAGGATTTCAGAGAGTTCCTTTGTAACTGCAGCGTCTCGTGCATTGTAGATAAGTATCTGCTCGGGATTGTCCTTCTTCGCATCGTACTCCTTCAATTCATCTTTATAGTAGGGTTCATCGGTATAGACTGAAGTGAGAAATTGCAAGCTCTTGGAGAACTCAGGATGTAACGTATGGCCCATCAGGGATGTATCGCAGTAAATCGAATCCTTCATCCTAAAGCCTAGAATCGTCTGGATCTTGTCCATGTCAAACTTAATGTTCTGACCGATCCACTCGATATCCTGACGAGCAAAGAATAATGCGAGGATATCCCAGAACTGTTGTATATATACATCTGAGATTCTACGATGATCCTCCCAAAAATTCTGAAGCGGTACTGAAACAGCTTCCTCTCTCCTGAATGAGAGGCCCACGCAAGTCGGGATGCCATGAATAACCTCCAAATCGACAGAACATCTTTTTAGATGCTTGTTTTGATTTAAGTATAGGAGAAGCTCGGTGGGAGTTCTGATATATCGGAGATTACGTCTCGGAACGATATACTCAGGGAACTCAGATTGATAGAGAGCGCGTTTGAAATCGAGAGAGATTATTCTTTTCCAGAGATACGGGAAGGCGCCTTTTTCCGCATCGTCGTCTTTCCTTTTGTAGAGCGCCGCTGGATGTAATGTCGCCACAACTTTCGGATATCCTCTTTTTGTTGTGAGGATAGAGCCTCGCCAGTTAAGTATTGAATCGTGTCCTGTAAGTGTCCTAAGCGCAACTCCCCCAAGTGCAAGGATGCAATTAGGTTTAATAGCGTCAATTTCTTCCCAGAGAAGCGCCTCGCATTCTTCGAGCGTGTGCCCTGTTTCATGAAATCTCTTAATCTGATTGTCGGGAGGTTGGTATTTTAGTACGTTGGTTTTCCAGCATTCTCTGAGACTTCTCTTATGCTCGTTAAAGATCTTCTCCACATCCTCGCCAGTTGGTCCAACCAACGGTTCGCATTTTAAGTTCTCAATTTCTCCAGGCGCCTCGCCGACTACCATTAACTTGCAGGATATGGGTCCGCAACCCGGGACGAAATTAGGAGTCATACTCTTGTACCTTCAAGTTGGCAATCTACACTACAGTACATTTTTCCCGTCTTATTATGCTTTAGTTTATATCTTTGCCTTGATTCTAATCTTTCGAAGTCTTGTTTGCAGATAGCGCATTGAAGAGTTATTATCTTTCTAGGTTTGCAGTTTCCATGATCTCTCCTATGATCTAGATAGTTTGTAACTTCTAAGTTATCTAGATTATCATTGGAAGGATCCTCGTCTTTGTGATGAACATCTTCATCTGGATCTAATCTTCTTCCAAGATGAATTTCCATTACATATCTTGCATGATTAATGCTTATTCTATGCTTTGTAATTGGATGAAACAAAGTTAGAATCTTTCTTCCTTTCTTTGTCTCGTATGGACCCCACATTATATATCCTTCATATGGGGTATTCATTGTCCTTGCTTCTTTCTGATGGAGTGTAGCGCATCTCTAAGTTCTCTGATCTTTATCGAAGGATCTTCGCGAAGCGCACGGCCAAGATTTAGATAATCGGAAACCATCGCTATGCTGATGTTGAGATCTTCCGCAGTCTCTTTGATGCCCCACCCATTTTTCTCACTACTCGCAGTCGGTCTACCAACCGATACCTTACCGAACTTTTCTTGCTGAGCCTCGTGAAATTCTAAAATGTGCCTCGCACACTCTACCCAATGCGCACGGAATGCGAGAGATCGTAGCGCCTTTTCTCGACTCTCCATTTATCTTTCCCAAATTCATGTGTCTCCAATCTGATTCTCGCCTCATTTGGCGGTTTGTGAAATGCCGGGAAAGGGGATCGAACCCTTATGAGATTTCTCTCGGCGCCTTTTAAGGGCGCTGCGTATTCCAGTTCCGCCACCCCGGCCTCGGATTTACAGTTCAGTTACTTGAGTTTGGACAAGCTCGATTTTGTGGGTGAGTCTAGCGACGTAATACGCTCCATGATTCTTCTTGGAAAGTACAGACGCAGCCTTGATTGCACTTTCAAGAGTCGGATGGACGACTCTCGCAGTTGAAAATGCGCCAAGGGAATTGTCGGTTGGATCAGCGACGACGATATATCTGTCCATTTTCTTTTCTCTTTCTCGCTCTCTTCGAGCGGTAACTTCTCTTTGACCCTTCTCCAAGATTGCTTGTTCACAATCTGCGATTTCATCGTGAATGTCCATGTCTCCACCATATGAGAAATCACTCAAGCTAACTTCCCGCCATGCCGATGCGGCCTCGTCGCGTTGTATTCGAGCTTTCTTTTGACTTCCGCATCGAGATCGATTCCGAGTAGTCCACTGTAGTGTCCGATGCGAATCAGAATGTCTGCGAATTCGGAAGCGATTCCTTGTGGCTTTTCGTGACCGTCTGTCCAAGTTGTCGGTTCCATATTTCGATAGCATTCAAGAGCCTCGGAAGCTTCTGAATGAATCAAAGCGATCATCTCAGGAACTGGAACATCTCTTTCAAGCCATCCTGATTTCTTGGCTTGCTCGTAACTTTGTTCGACTAAATCTTTGATTGTCATTATCTATTCGTCCAGACCTCAACATCGGGAACCCCGGCGCGCCGATCGATTTCCAATTCGGGAGAAATTGGAACCATCCACCATGTCAGCAAACCGAAAAGTAGACTAAGCACCGTACTGTCCTTTCTTTCTAACTACACCCTCACCTTGGCGCATCGAATGGATTGCTTCAAGTTCATCTCGAAGTTTCGGTGGAAGCGTCGCTTCTTCAAGAAGCCATTGGATATAATGATCGGGGAGATCATCAAGTTCCTGTCCTTTGTACTTACCGAATGTCATCTTCATTTATGATAGCCTCGAAAATAAAGCACGGTTTTTACTGAGCATCGCTCACCTTTTCGATATGAGTTGACTGCTGGCGCATTAGCTCATATCCAAGGAAGTCATTTCACCGCGGACTTGACTGTCTATATACCCACAATCATTGGTCCTCTCCTAATTACTTCTTTACTTCTTCGTCCTCGTCCTCATCGACTTCCGCGTCGGAATCGGAATCGGAATCGATATCCTCGTCATCCTCGTCGGATGAATCGTCATCTTCATCGATTCCTTCCTCATCCTCTTCTTCGACTTCGTCATCGAAGGTTTCGTCATCTTCCTTTTCGTCGTTGACTTTATCGGGAGCCATTACGCAGCCTCTTCACCAAAGGGACGATAGTCTTGAATCTTGTTGGTCATTCGCGACTCGAACGGTTCGTTTGTGACCATGATGTAGCACTTCTTTCCCTTGAAGCGCGGCGGTTGCAAATCGAGAGTCCCACCCTTCGGATTCATCGTCAATCCGAAAGCTCCGAGAAACGACTTCCAAAGCCCCGGCGCCTTTTCGGAAAGCCAAATCCGAATCGGAACACCGGCAAACTTCTCGTCTCCACCTTCATTCTTGTGGATCTTGAAGTCCACGATCGTGTTCATCGAATCTCCAGCCTTCGATGACTTATCGAACATGGCGGTAATCTCCGCGAGATACCAACCGGGAGTGACCAAAGTTCCACGGAGAATGTCCTCTTCTGACCAAGAAATGGTAGGCATAGTGTTTTCTATTCTTTCCTTATTTCAAGTTTAACGTGTTTTTGTCTTTCTGCTTTTATGTCTTTCTTTCTATATTCCCTCCTAAGTGTCTACATTAGCACAATCTTGACTACAGTAAATCTTCCCCGTCTTGTTGGTTTTGAGCTTGTACTTTACTCTACTCTCCTGTATCTCAAAATCATGTCTGCAGTATTCGCATTTGCGGACTGTCATCTTCATTGGATCTCTGAGTGGAGGATGGAGTCTAGTATGATCTAGAGAATTCATAACTTCTAAATTATCTAGAACATCGTTAGTAAGATTTCCATCCTTATGATGCACTTCTTCATCATCCCTCAATCTTCGACTAAGATGTATCTCTACTAGATACTTAGCGTAATTGATCGAAGTATGATGCTTAGTAGCTGGGTTGTACATAGTGACAACCTTTCTACCATTCTTTCTAGTGCTTGGATTATATAATCTATAACCAGGGTATAGATTATTCCACTCAGAGAGGAGCATCGATCAGTCCTCCTCCAAAAGATTCACGTTCCAATCCTTTTCCTTGACGACTTCCTTGATAACTTGAAACGCAGTCTCGTCTGTTAATTCGTCAAGACCACGTTTGATTTCAGCCTTCGTCTCATCAACGGTGAGATGATCCCAGTCAAACTTAGCCAATTGACACCCCTTTCTCTTTCAAGAACCCTTGCAATAGTGTGAAGAAATCCTTATTCCTCCATTCGAATCTAAGCGGTAGTGGGAGAGCGGTCTTTCCGAGGTTGATTCCATCGTCGCTCGTGATAACGTATCGCTTCGGAGGTTTCTCTGGATCAACATCGACTTCTGTGTAGAACGTGTAAATCTCGTTGAAGTAATTCGGGATGAGCGAGGCGACTTTCGGGCCGTATGCTACGAGTGACTTAAACTTCTTACCTTTGTCACCTGTTCCGATTTCTGTCCTTTCTACGGGGTGAGCCGTGACGATTACGGTTCCGGGATATGTCTTTAGGAAATCTAGAATTTGGGAAAAGAGAATCG